AAGTTCAACAGCACCATCTTCTTCAACTCTATTAGCACCAGTTGGAGCAACAGTTATAGTTCTGTTAGCTGATCCAGATGCTGTATGACTAATTGCACTTCCAGTAATTGCAACACCACCTATTTCAAAAGAGATAGCTGCTGTTCCTGTAGTAACAACTGCATTGTGTGTAATAATTTTAATAATATTTCCACCATCAGGCACAGCAACAAAAGTTGATGATCCAGCAGATACATTTGGTATTACACCAGTTATAAAATAATCGTTAAGTGTTCTCATTGTATTTTCCTTTTTTTGTATTGCTTCGTTCCGATATTAAATCTTCAAAGAAAACAAAATTATTAATGAATATTATGAGGGAGTATAAATACCCCCTCACAAAAGTTGTAACTACGCAGTAGTTAAATCAAAAATACCACCACTTGCTTTTTCATTTTTAGAAACAAGTGTGTATTCAACTATCATTGCTTTTTTATCAGCATCTCCAGTTTTCGCTAAGTCAACCATTTGGAAGTCCCTTAGGTATGCAGCAGACCACATATCAGGAGATAGAACATAAGCTGATCTACTTCTTGAAAATCTGTTTGCTACAACTTGTAACGCACCGAAATCACTTTCGTAAACGTCAATTGCAGAAACTAATCTTTTATTTTCTGCATCATCCATCCTAGTTGCTCCACCTGTAAAGCCAGATAGTTTTTGCTTATTAAAAGCACCAACCATAACCATTGATGGATCGCCACCCTCAGTCCAAACTTTTCTAATCATAGATTTAAGTTGAGACTCAGTAAAAGCTCTTGTGTTTCCATCAGTTCTAGCATGAGTACCAGATCCAGTTGGATCAGCACCAGCTCCACCACCTTTGTCTGAATTAGTTTTAATCCAAGACTCTAGTGTAGCCATTCTTCTTGCAGCACCAGCACCTGAGTCAACAGGAGCTTGGTTTGCAGTAAGAGTAGTTTCCATATCTCTTTTAAGTTCTTTAGAAGCTTTAGAGATTAGGTATGCTAGTTCGTTGTTTCTTCCAGCAAGGTCAACTGATTCCATAGTACCAGAAACGATCACAGCTTTTCTTGAAATTTGTGATTTGTTTCCAATTCTAGTAGTTGTAGTTTGTGCATCAAATGCAATTTCATCACCCTCTAAGTGATAGTTGTTTGCTGCTGGTGCAGCTAACGCATCTATCTCCCATTCATGGTTGACGGCAGTTGCTTTTGATTTTCCAATTGAACTCATAAATGGAGTATCAGTTGGACTTATGTTGTAGATGATATCAGATAAATCTTCTCTTTGACCATTTACAGCATATTTTGTAACAGTATTAGATATTAATGCCATTATATTATCCTATTTGTTTGAGTTGTTAATCATATCCAAGAAAACATTCTGAGCATCTTTAAGACTCCCAGTTTTTCTTAGACGACCAAACTTTTCTCTAGCAGCTTTTGATTTGACATCATTTTTGTCTTGTTTTATGCCTGACGAAAACACTCTGCTTGGCTTAGAAATCTTTTTAGCAAGATTTGGTTTTGCTTTTTGTAAATTTCCAAACTTCATAGCATCGTTTACCAACATCAAGATACGATGGTCATATACTTGAGCTATTTCTGAATCGTTAAATCCATATTTAGCTAAATGACTTCTCATATTGTTTTTTAAAGTTGATGCTTTACCAGGATCAGCAAAATCAGGAATATTATTAACTAATTTTGTTTTTTCCGTCTGTAAATATCCATCAAATTGTTGTTTCTGTTCAGATTGTGTTTTTTGAATAGATGAATTAAGCATTTCTTGCTTTCTTCTTAATCTATGTTCAATCTTAGCAGCTTGTGCTGGATCTTCTTCGTAAAGAGCTTCTAAATCAGCAGAGTTTATCTCTGTATTAAGCTCTTGTTGGGCATTAGACAATATTTGATTCATCTCATTAAGCTTTTGAGAATAGTCTTGTCTTTGCTTTTCAGATTGAGAATGAAAGTTCTTTCTATCGTTAGAAAGTTCCTCAGTCTTTCGTCTGTAATCTGCATCTTTTTGATATCCATTTCTCAACTCATCAAGGGTAACTTCTAATTCTTGACCAGCAACTTTTACCTTGTAGGTGGAATTTTCCTGTTTCTCTTGAGTATCAATCTGTTCTTCGTTTTGAGATACATCTTGCTCTGAAACTTCTTCTTCTTCTGATTCAGTTTCTTCGCTTATTTCCTGTTCCTGAGGTTGATCGGTTTCCAATTCCTCATTTTGTGGTTCAGGAGAATTCTGTTGTTGTGTTTCTCCAGTTTCTTTTTCTTCTGGAGTATTTAATAAACCATTTACTGCTTTTTGAGCTTTCTGTAAATCAGTTTCAGCTCCCTGTAGTGGGTTAGCAAAATTTTCTGACATATTTTTCCTTTTAAGTTAAGTTCCTCTTGTAAGGTTGACTTATCCTAACCTTAGTGGCTAGAATTTTTGGTTTTTGATATGGTTTCTAAAATCTTCCAATTGTTTGGTAGCTAGTTTGCCAGTATCTAAAATTTCTTGTAAGTGATGCTCAACTTTTCCAACTATATTATAAGCTAACCAAAGCTTCTCTCTAGTTTCAGTTTCGTTAGCACCAGTATTTAATAAACTTGTAGAATATAAATTTTTAAGCTTATCAAATGACTCTTGTAATAAAGGGTTGTTTAGTAAATCTTTAACCTTGTTGGATTGGTTTATTTCCTGTTGGAGTTTTGCTTGTTCCTGGTTGTCCATTTAATGACTCAATTTGTTTTTGTAGGTTTTGTTGTGATTGTTGTGCATCTCTAAAGTCTTTTGTGCTTTCGGCTACTAACATTTTATTAAGATCGGCTTCTGCTTTAATTTGAGCTGAATCTATTTGAGCATTATATTTAAGCTCAAGTTCTTTCATTTTAATTTCATTCTCTAATAACATTTTAGCATTACTAGCTTTAATTTCTCTTAGTTGTAATTCCAGACCAGCGAATTTTCGTTTTTCTTCACTTGCTATTCTTGCAAACTCTATTTTCTCAATTGGAGTTGGAGCTGGTGGTTGTTTAGGCTGCACCATTGATTTACCTTGATCTGGATTAACAAAATAATTCTCAACATTTTTAAGACCAGCATTTTCAATAATTTTTGCTAAACTATTATAAATATTTTTAAGACTTACCATTGGGTACTCTTGACCACCCTGTAATTGAAAGGCTTGAAGTTGTCTTTCTAGGATATTGTTTAACATACCAATTTGTTGATCTGAGCTTCCTGTACCTAATCCAACAGTAATAGATATGTTATATCTGTTTCTCCATTCAGTAGGTTTGACTGGAATAAATTGATTGTTTAATTCAACTACTCTTTCTTTGTCTTGATACTTACAAGTAAGCTCAAAAATTCTTTTAAATAAATCTTTAATTCCTGTTTCAGCAAACACTCTAGCAATCAATTCCATTCTCATTTGAGATTGGCTCATTAAAGCATTAACACCAGTTGCAGTTTTATTTAAGCTATCTGCATCTAAGCCTTGATTGTATCTTGTAACACCAGTTCTAGATTCTCTTACTGTGTCTAAGTATTCTAATAATGGAAATGCTTGTTGTGAAATCGTTTGTGATTGCATCGGCATCATAACTTGGCTAGGTGGTTGTTTAGTTCTTACAACTCCACCAGGACGACTTGTTAAAAGGTCATCCAAGTTCACCATTCCATCCATTATGGCTACTCTGTTATTATTTGTTAAATACATATTATCCAACAATTGTCGCATAACAGTTGATTTAACTAACTGCACATCTTCTACTAATTCTGAAACTGATCTACCATAAAATCTGTGTGGCATTGGGATCGGAGTTAAAGAACAGAAAGGAATGAAATCGCAACTCATATTTTCTAAAATTACAAAACCAGTTCCAGCACATATTATTTTTCTAAGTTCTGCAACACCATCACCATCCATATCAACTCTGACATAGCACTCATAAACTTCAATCTCTTGCGTACTATCATCTGGACTATCATTAAAAGGATTTGCATCAATATTTTGATTCCTTATTAATGCTTCATCATCCATTAAGAATGAGTTAGTTGTAGGAAGATCATCTATAATATCTTGATCATATCCCATCTCTATAAGATCGGATCTAGTTTTCATAACTCTATGAGCTACAAAATTTGCTTCTTCAATAGTCTTTGCTGATTTTTGAATTAAAAATTCTTCTGGTGGTATATTTTCTATTTTAACTTTACCAGCCGATTTAGTTCTTTTAATAATACAATTATGCAACATTGGAGTTGGAACTTCTTCAACCTCTTGTCCATTAAGTGCTGCTTCTTGTTTAAATTGATCTAATCTAGTTAAAGCATATTCATCAGGAAAAGATTCCTCTGATATAACTTCAATATCAGATTCAAGCATTAATAAATCGTATTCGTAATCACTTAAATTTTCGTATGTTTCTTGCTCAACCTTTTCTGCGTCATCCCAATAAACTTTTACAATTCCATTCTTTTCTAAAAGAGCATCTTTGAACCAGGTATATAAAATACTAAAACCATTATTATCTTTGTTAAAAATATAGTTAATATAATTTGTAACTTGATCGGCTAGTTCTACATCTTCTGCTTGTACTGGCTCACACTTAACCATTTGATCTGATGAAGTAAAAACTCTTAAAAGGTTTGGTAAGATGGTTTCAATTGTGTCTGAAACATCTGTACTAACAACTTGTGATCTACCATCTATCTCAGTACCTAAAGGCTCTCCCATATAATACTCAAGAGATTTTTTTCTAGCACCTGATAATGCACCACCCATAAATCCAATAGAGTTATTTATCTCTGATGAAATTATGTTTTTAAGTTCTATTTCGGTTGTTTTTTTTGCCATAACTTTTTAAACTATATAATTTGTATTAACTGGAACTTGTTTTTTCCAATTTGAAAGCTCTATTCCTTGCCCAGCTATTCCTGTTCTAAAAGCATCAGCACAATGCGATGCGTAGGAATGTTGAGGTTTAGATTTAAAAACTTGAGCCTTGTCATCCCATTTTTTTTGGTAGGCTTTTAAATACTCAATGCCAGTTGCACACTTGTCTTTGTCAAACCAGCAATTTACTAAATTTCTTCTGACAGATTCTATGCCATCTTCAATACTAAGCTTAGGTGCTACTTCACCAACTATGCCAAGATCCAATAAAGCTTCTAATCTTGTTTTAGCATAATTGCCAAGCTCCCTGACTTTTACATCATGGGGAAATATGTGAGTGCTATATTCAAAGCCTTTATTTTTTAAAACGTCAGCATAGTGATCTAAACCATGTGAAGTGTTTTCGTAATAATCAATTAATCTTATTTCTTTTTTGTATCGTTGCACAAACCATATTGCAGTCTGGTCATTCATGCCAAGATCCCACCAGGTTTCTACATCTATATCTTCGTCATATAGATTAGACACCATTCTTTTTTCTCTTACTAAATCTTCTATTATAGTTCCATAATATGATCCTGTTATTGCAGCTTGAAATGAACATTCAAATTCTTGCTCATATAAATCTTTGGACATTACATCTTTAGCAGCCTGTAATTCCTCATCGTCTAAAATCTGTGTTTCACTTGCTTTGTAAGTACAAGCATACCATTTAGGATTTTTTATAGCTGATTGATAAAGCTGATAAAAATTGTTTCTTCCTTTTGGTGTACCTATAAAAATGCACCAACCCTTTCGGTCTGCCAGAGCTGGTCTTATGACTTCTGGAAATATAGTTGGTTTAATAGATTGTGTTTCATCGAATACACATCCATCTAAACTAATACCTCTAATTGCTTGATCGTTTTCTGCACCAAGAATTGTTATCCTTGCACCATTTGCCAAATCACATCTAAGCTCAGATTCATTAAATTTTGTGCCAGGTATCTTTCCAGCGAACTGCTTAATGTAATCCCATGCTGTTGCCTTTCCTTGTAGCCTGTATGGGCTTATAAAGGCATATCTGGGGTTAAGGTACTTGTTAGTTAAAGCTGCTCTTAACATATGGTTTATAGCCATGACTGTTTTTCCAGCTCTCCTGTGGAGAACGATCACACTAAACCTATGCTTATCTATTTGCCCATGTAGTATTTTTTGTAAAGCTCTAGGCTTGTAGGGTATAACTATATTCGGCATTTTTTAAAATTAGTGGAGTGTAATACTTTCAGATGTAGAAATAGGCTCTATGCCAAGATCATCCATGACCTGAAAAGAAAAATTATCACATTCTTTAATATTTTTAAAACCATCAAAATGTACGATCACACTTTTAGTAGATTCCATCACATAGACGATAGCTGTATAACCCATTTTTTTATCATCAAATTTTTTCATTAGAATTATCTTTTAGGCAATAATTTTTTAATTAATTTCAATTCTTCTTCTGACACAGCACCACCAATTTTCTCAGCTATAAATTTTTCGTCTAATTCAGCAGTAGGAATTGATTTTGCTAAAATTTCCATTTCTTTATCTCCAGCAGCGACTCCTGTTATGCTTTTTCTGTATTTGTTAAAAAATTCTTTATTTTTTTTTTTTAAGGCTAATCTTTTTCGTTCTTCTTCTGTCATAATTTATCCTATTAGTGGTTGGTTGTTGTAGGTGTGTGTAACTTCCCTAATTTTATTTTTAATTCCAAATATAGTTTTGGGGGTCGCTTTTTTCTTCACCCCATGACTTTCTGGTGCAAAACCAGGTAAAATGATTGTTAATCAACTGCTCCGGTTAAATAAGCTAATAAATTAGCCATTTATTTATAGAAATATAAATAAAGTATAGCTACCGGTATTTATTTACCGGATTACTTTAGAATTATTCTATTATGTGACAAAAATATCACATTTTTTTTCCTATAAGAGAGTGTGTGCTAGATTAATCTCTGACTCCCATGAATCATACAATAACCCAATCAATACAATACTTTTACTTATCCCACTTAACAATCAAAGGAGAG